CATGCGTTAGTAGTGATGATTCACAGTCTCTGATTTTCTGCATAACTTCCTTAGCTTTTAATTTATCTTGCTCTAAACTTAATCTAGTATCTTCTTGTATCTTTATAGATGCACTCTCTCGCTCCTTGCAAAAATTACAATTAGGATCAAATGTGTTATTATTAACTTCAAGCTTTTCTAATTTATACTTAACGTCAACCTTGATACGATCTCGCTCTGCTTTTAACTCCTTGACTACCTCACGATTATTAGTTAATATCTTAAATGTTTCCTCTACTTCAGATACGTTATACTGCTCGAGTATAGTAGTAGCTTTTGATATTTTCTCTTTATTCTCTATTGCAATAGCTTCATCAGAATGTAACCTACTGGTTATCTCTTCTACCTGAGTAATATACCCTACGTGTTTAATTTTCATCGAATCAAGATCCTCATTAACTGACTCTATCTCTATTATTTTAGATTGAAGTAATCCAATACGTTTATCTAAAGTATATATCTTACCTGTTAATGAACTAGAAGATTTTTTTACCTCTTGTTTACGTTCACGTTTTATTTCAAGTTCCGTCTCTGCATCAGCTAACTGTTGTGTAAAATCTGTCTTCTTAAAATCTTTTAATAATGCACTTACATCCTTTATCTCATCATTTGCTGCCCTCCACAAATCATCAAACACTTTAATATCTAAAAATTGTGCTAATAAATCTTTACGTTCTGATTGAGATTTATCTATAAATCCTGTATTATTATTTTGTAATGATAGTGAGGTTAAGATAAAGTCTTCAAAGTGTCCTACGTGTGAGCTGATATTCTTATTGGTATCATATCTAGCTTCACCATTAAGTGAGACTTCACTACCTTGCTCATCAAGAGTCCAGAAATTAACCTTGACGGAATATTTACCCTCCTTCCACCCCTTGAGACCTTTGCTTCCGTTTCGTTCTATAAAATAGTCTTGACCATCTATCTTGAAATGTAACTTACAATGGAATGTGGTCTTCTCACTATTCATAACATCTCTAGCTTGAGATGATCTACTACATTTATCAAATAAACAATATGTAATAGCGTCTAATAATGCGCTTTTACCTGATGCATTAGGCGCAAATAATCCATAAACACCTTTCATGTTAGTAAAATCTACTGAGTTATCTAAACCGTAGCTGAACATATTACTGAATTCAAACCTCACAGGCTTCCATGTCAAATTTCTGAATACATCTACTTGCGGTATTGTGCTGTTTAATTCTTTATTTATTTTTTTAATAGTTTTAATAGTATCATCTTCTAAGACAAAGTTACGCTCTAGATAATCGACTATTAATTTATTTTGATAATTAGTATCTCGAACATCACCTAAACCTGCATCTTTAGCATTCCTATCACCACTTCGCTGATCTGATAGTCTATCCGTTCGTATGATAGCCACATCCTTTAATTTAGACGTCTTACGAATTTTAGTTAAGATTTTTTTAAGCTGGGATTCTTCTGTTTTACAAACTTTAATACGTAACCTAGGATATTTAGGCATTACTATCTCGTCTACTATTTTACCATCATGTATCTCAAGAGTTACATAAGCATAATCGTTTTCAATAATCCTATATTCAGGTTTACGATTTTTTACATCCCATAATATATATCCATGATTAGTAGGATGTTCACCCCAATTCTGACATACCAGAGAACCTGCGTACGCAATAGTTTTTGCTTTGTTAAGGTATTGTTGCTTATGTATATCACCGAGCAGGACCATGTCGTATCCGTTAAATATATCTGAGGTAACTTCACCTGGTAACTTAAATCCAACATCAGTAGTTGCATTTTCAACTGAACCGTGGTATAGAGCTAATTTTGTTTTTTCTGTTTTAATATTTTTAGATAGGATATAATCCTCTGGTTGATCGAATACAGACATTACATTAAATACACAATCAGCTATCTCATAAGTACCATTATCTTTTAGATAATAAAAATTATCTAGATTAAGTGAGTCAACGATAGGTGATAGTGCATCTAATCTACTTTTATTATTTAGATTGCAATCATGGTTACCTGCTATAAGAATTGTAGGTGCTATATTACTTAACTTAGTAAATAAATCACTCATCATCTCGATAAGTTCAGGACTCATTTCTGTCTTAGCGTGCGCTATATCTCCAGCTAAGTATATTAAAGAATTCTCTGGTAAGTTATCTTTTAGATCTTTATACAATTTCCTGAATACTTGCTTATATTCTTTATGACGTCTTAAGTTTCGTATATGAACATCAGCTATATGTGCTATATGCTTTATATTTTTAAATCCTACATCTATTTTATTCAAATCATTTTCTCCTTTATCTTCATCTACATTAACTGGTATGCGGTTAAATCCTTACTATCATGTATTACTGTATTAATTCTAGAAAATCCTAGATCACTCGGATCTTCATCTTGTAGATCAATTAATGTAACTGATACACCATTATTAATGAAGTATTCACAACTTTGTAAAGCTTTAGAGCGAGCGTCTCTATCTAAAGCTATATTAATATTTTTAACGTTATTCTCTACTACTGCTTTTTTAAGCTTCTCCAATACTATTTTTCCAAATAGTGGTATTGCGTTACGCTTTACAGCTAATGCATCGAATACACCTTCAACAACTGTTATTGGTTGACTCCAATCAACGTATAATTCAAATCCTATAATATCTTTTGATACTTTAGGGTTTTTATGTTTAAAGGTTGCATCAGTATAGTATGATCTACCTGTGAAGAAGTTGAGTATACCATCTTCGTCATAACTTGGAATTATTACCATCTTATTATACGGCCCTGATTCACAATACCCAATATTATATCTTAAGATATCTTCACGTGAAATATTACGCTTCCGTAGATAGCTCAGTGCATTCCAAAACTCCGGATTACTACTCTCTACATGTAAAAATGATTTGAATTCTTGAGGTAGTGCTAGATCATCATATGCTTTTTTAACTACTGATGGTGATATATAACCAGTAAATTCTTGTAGTTTTTCAAAATGCATCTTAGATGCTTTAAGCTTTTTAAATAAATGAAATAAACTTCTGCCTTTTACACCACAAACCCAACATTGCCACATATGAGTACGTAGGTTTACTTGTAGTTTCTTTTTAGAATGGTGACAAAATGCACAATTAAACGATACTTCATCATTTTGTAAAGATCTGCCTCTATTAAGTAAGGACTCAAGTAGGGTTTGAAGTTTTTTAAGCATATAATAATATACGAAAATAATCTAAATAAACAAACAGTTTTACTAGTTTTTTTCAGTATACCAAGTGGCTGGTATTGATTTATCTGCCCATACTATTCCATGCTTATTACAAAAGTCTGCATAAGTCGTTTTACTACCTTTTCTAATTTTACCTTTGGAGTTTTGGAATACCATTCTAATATCTAAGTCTGGGTGTTGTTTCTGTATAAGAAGGTGTTTTTTACGGTCTTCAAGTACCCACCTACCTTTAGTTTCTACCAAAATACCATTTGGTAAAGTAAAATCAATTGTATAAGTGTGAGTTGTTTCTGGTTTAATATACGGGATTACAGTTACTTCATATTCAAATTTAATTTTAGCTTCAGTTAATTCACCTGAAACTTTATGTTCGAATCCGCTTCGATACCCGTGCTTAATAGCATTAGCTCGTGATTTTGAAATTTTTCTTGCCATAACTTATTATATATAAATAGGAATATTATCTATCAAACTTAACTACAAACGTCATATCAACGTTTTTCAGTTTCTGTATAGGTCTAGCTAGCTTAGCAACTGCAAGCAATCTACCACTATCATCGTACAATCCGATAGTAGTTACATACGGATTAAAAGTAGGGTCGGTTGCGAAATCAGCTAATTCTTGAACAGATAATATATCTTTACATGGTCCAAGACTGGTTTTACGAGCAGTTGGATTGGTTGTTAAATTGAAATCAGATGACTTACTGTGACATCTAATCTGCTGCTCAAATAACTCTCGAGTATTTTGAAATTTTAACTTGAAGTTATTACTAAAAATTGCATTTGAATTATTTCCAACTACTGCTGTACCGGCATGTAGTGATCCAGAGAAATACATCGGGTAATGTGTATTAGTTAGTGCAAGTATACCGTGTTCATAAAATACATTTCCTACATTATTAGTTTGATAAGCTGATGGGGTATTAAAGTTGTTATCGTATAAAGAAAATATTTCAGTTTCTGATAGTGAAGTGTCGTAGAATCTTATCTCATCTAAGGACCCGCTAAAAGGATTTTGAGGTGGAATAATATTTGAAGTTGTAGCTGGATGATATCTGGATCCAGTAGCCCATGCTGCACCGTTATCTCCTAAAAATATATCAGATATATTATCAGTACATTTTAAAGTATCAGAGATTTCATTATCTAATATACCGTTTATCCAGATAGATACATCAGTACCTTTTTTCTGGATGACTACATGGTTATCAATATGTGGATGTAGAGCAGTTTTTATTCTAAAAAAGTAGTACGATCGCCATCAGATCTTTGTAGCACTATTGTATTTAATAATGATCCATCTAAACACCCACCAGTTGCATCAAATAAAGCTCCATCCTTTTCATATGAAGTATTCTTTAACTGGATATGGTATGGGTAATTTATCTCCATAGAGCGATCTTGAACTTCCTGCATAAATTTTTCACCAGTTGCAGCATTCTTTAATTCTTTTTTTCCTAAACCTAGCTTACCTATTAATGTTATATAATCTCGTCCTGCAGTAGATCCAGATATTTGATTATAACATATTTCAGAAGTTCCACCTGAGCCACCATATTCACCTGTTGTATTATATGCTTGTACATCTGTAATAGTATTCACTCCTGGTATTTGATTTTCTGGGATCTTAATCCAGAAGCTAATTGCAAAACCGTCCTCACTACCGAGATTTAATTTAGATGTATGTGGTATACGTATGCTACCACTATTATTAAATTGTGCTCTTATACCTGTAGGTACATCAGTTTGATAAAAATTTATTGCATCAGCATTCCTTAATGAACCACTTTGAGCTCTTACCGCAATCCCTGGAATAAATTTAACTTTATCAGCTATTGCAGTATTTTTATATTCAGAAAAATCTTGTACATGTATAGCTCCCATTCCCTTGTGCTGACCAAAATCAATTGATTTACTCATCTGACCTTCAATCGTATATAGTTCGTTAAATCCATAATATGCTAGTAACTTTTTTGGACTTGCAAATGATGAAGTGTGTATAGCTTTATCTATTAAATTACCATACCCATCATCAACTAAATTAAAGGAAGCAGTTACTGGAGGTGTTCTTTCTAATGCCATCTCAGGGTGTATTATCAGGTTAGCTATTTGTGTTTCGTCTAATGTGGATTCATAAAATCTTATATCATCCATTGATCCAGTAAATGCATTTTTTAAAGTATTAGCATTTGAATTATTATCTGCTGCACCAACCCCTACAGATCCAGAAGCTCCAATATACATATGTCTATTATACTGTATTGATGATGTTACAAATCTACTTGTTAGGTTTGACCAATCATTAAATTGACTTTCATTATTATCAATATCTAATGAAGCGGTTGCGTAGCCTACCCTTTTAATATACTTGTAACCCGTCGCCTCGGTTGGATCTGGTCGATATATTCTTAATGTGGTTTTAGCCGCTCGTCCCCATGGTGGTAATTGCTCATAATATGAACCTGAGGTACCTGTTGCAACATCACCTGGCCAGAATTCTTGTGTAACTGAGATGAAGTTGTAGGATCCGGTTGCGAGTGCAAATCCTTCACTAACTGCATCACGTGACGCTGAAGTTGTACAATTGCTACCTGTTGCGCCCCAGAACATTTGAAGTGGGACTATACCTTTTGGATTAAAAGCGCTTTCAGACATAGAGCTAGTTAATATATTTAATTCAAAGTATGAATTTTTATCTCTTGTTATAATAGTACTTTGCCCAGGAGCTCCAGTAACATTACCCGCACCTTTGTTCCAATCCATAGGAATTACCCACATAGTGACTGTGTAGGATGGCATCCCGTGTTTTTCATTATCAAGCTCTTCATCTGACCACCAGTTTGTGTTAGATATCCCAGCAAAGGACTCACCATCCCTTAATAGTATACCATTTCCTACATTATACGGTATATTATCAATTACAGTGGTACTGCTTACTTTAAAGTGTATACTACCAGTACCAACTTTACCTGAAGCAATTGATGAACTTGCTATTGCGATCCCCGAAATTGAACCTGCTCTTGCAAGATTAATATTTGCATTAAACCTACTACTATCAGTAAAGCGGCTTGCTGAAGTTTCAAATTTAAAGTGACCTGTTAAAATTGGTGGAGTTGTATAAGTTGCTTCAGATGGGGATGGTACCACTCTTTGTCGATCAATAGCTAGTGAATCAATATAGTGATCAGTCAGGTTTACTGACCCGGATTTAATTCGAAGATCATATAACGGGGATGGAATAGATATAACGTGTGCTTGCTTTTGTAAAAATCTATCCTCTTTTTCTGGTATATTACCTCCGAAATTCTCAGCTGGTTTGTCAACTCTTGAATAATATAAATGCTTTATACTATCAAAAATAATAGATTTATATGTACCGTTAGGATTAGTTTCTTCTAAATCTAGAGCTCTACCTCTAACTGAGTCTCCAAAGCTCCAGGAGTGGTGTGTAGCACTTAATATCTGTACACCATAACCGCAACCACTACCAGAGTAGTTAGTTGAATCTATAGTATAATTTTTATGTACATTAAATGATGTAATACTAACATCATTAGAATCTATTTTTTTAAATACTGACATACGTAATCTTTTTATATATAAAACCCTCTATAATAAATATAAAGGGCTTATATAGTTAGGAAAGATATCTAAAGTTATTAATTTTAAAAATCAAGTTTTACTTTTATTAAAGCTTCTCTATCAAACGATTTAAGTAAAGGTTTACTTAGTTTAGCTGTTGCAAGTAGTTCCTGTTTATCGTTATACATACCTACAGTGGTAATATATGTCTTTGGATCTTTAATCATAGATGCGTGTTGAAGCGCTCCTAATGATCCTGTTGTATATGTTGGATTATTACTAAAGTTATAATCTGCATTTTTTACTCGTATATAATAGAAAGTTGATGTTACTTCTTCTTCATTACGTCCTTGAAATCCATAAGTAGAATTATACTCTGCTGATCCAGATATCGCTCTAAATATTGTTCTGTTATAATGGTTGTTAAAGTTAGATTTGGACATCTCAGTAGCTACATTACCTTCTGGAACCACACCTCTTAATTTTAATCTTCCTGGATTAAGTACTATAATTCCTAAATCAGGGTAAACTAATCCGTACCCACCTTTACCTGCATCATTAGAATCTGCAATTAGCTCTCCATTAGCTATTGTTCCACTAACTACACTATATACTCGCTTACCATCCTTAATAGTTGCGCTTGCTCCACCACTATTGTCAATAAGCTTAGTTATATTATTACCAGTAGTTCCTACATTTACTGATCCATCAGCTGCATCTACACTTCCACTTAATACTAACTCCCAGTTTCCTGGATCTAATTTTTCTTTAAGACGACCTCTTTGGAAGTTTATTACGTAGATATGATCTTCATTAGCTGAATTACCAAATGTAAATGTTGTATCACCTGGTGCTAGAACTATATTTTTATATTGTGTATAAACTGCTTTAGTAGGAAAATCTTCGTTAATTATCTTACTACCACTTCCATGCTTATGACCATATGCTACTGCAAATTGGACTGATGAGCCTGCTGCGTCTGATGCACTATTGTATGTATCCCAGTAATACCTGCCTGCATTTGAACTTGTCTGAACTGATGATGTATGAAATGTTACTAGCTCACCTACACCGTTTGACCATAGACCTGCAGTTACTTTTTCTTTTCTATTTGATATAATATCATTAGCTGGATCAAGTCTTGAATATATTTTTCCAGTTGTAGTCTTTTGAGCGAGTGCATCACGTTCTACTACAATCTGATTAGCAAGTTTCTGTGCTTCTCTAATAATAGCACCTCGTGCAGAGTCTGCTGTTGACGGTAATCCATCAACCTGACGTCTTTCTTCTTGTAATTGATTCTGTATTGCCTTTACTTCTGCAATTTCTTTTTCTATCTGTGCTTTTGTTTTTTTAGCCATTTTTATTCCCTATTAATTATAGATTACCACCTGATGTTGCAACTTCCTGCTTATTAACAGTTACTGTTACTGTTGATCTACCACCAGTCTCGTTTCCTATAATAGTTAATGTAGCTGTTTTAGTCTCTAGTGGTTGATTCCTTGCAACTACTCTAAAACTAAATCCTACTGCAGTAATTGATTGAGCTGATTCATCATCACCAACAAACGTTGGTACAGTAGCACCTTGTAGTAGTAGGCTTCTTACTGCTGTACCTACCTCTAGGTATGCTACATCTGAATTACTTAATATAGCTGTATAACCTAGTGTTGAATTACCTCCTTCAAAGTTAGAAGTATTAGGTTTAATTTCAACTGCATCACCACCAGCTACTAGAGTAACTGATGATTGTGGTACTGTTATAACAGGTATACGTGTAGTGCTTTTTCTTAAAGTAACTAACTTATATTTCATAGTCTGTGTTTCATCAGGAATAGCTTCTATTAACGGCATATTATCAATTGCAATTCCGTAATAGTTAGTACCTAATGAATGTGCTGGATTCCATAAACTGTAGTCTATCTCGTCGTCTGCTAATGCAAATTGAGTTATCTTAAAGTCATCTGCCCCTTTTGCTAAAATTTCACGCCCCTTCTTGGTTAAGATTGCGTCTACTGTAATTGATGTGTTATCTAAATATCCCATGTTATTCCCTTTTGTTATTGTGTCTTTAATAAATATGATTAAATTATAAAAATTAACGTTTTTTATTCAATACTTAAGTTTCCGCCAAATCCAGCATCTGAACTGATTAATTGATTTGGATCACCAATTGTAAATGATACAACTGGACCACTGTCTGGAGTGGATTTACTATTAATATTAAAATCTGATCCTTTTAATTGAGTACCTATATATTTCAATCTATTAAATCCAGTATTACCGTCAAGATTATAATCTGATACTTGAGCAGCTTTTAAAGATTTACTAGTTGCAAATAAGTTAACTGAACTTCCATTTTCGTATGACTTACCTATTGATGCACTCTTGGTGTTACCATTATAGAAGTATTCATTAGTCATTCTAGTTTCTGAAGTTCTTTGATTACTAATAAAATCCATACTACCTGATTGTTTCCACCCTGGTGTTTTTACTTTAATATATGTTCCATCACTTTGCTTATGTAATCCTGTAAAGCTGTAAGGTGTACCTATCGTTTGATTCCCAACTTTTATTACGCCACCTATATCAGATACAGGGGAGTTGGTTTGATGTGAAACAACACAACTAGCATTATGCTGTGTAAGTGTAGATGTACCGACTGGAGTTGTTTTATTTTGCTGGTTACTTAAAAGTATTATCGGTGAACCATCTGCAGTTTTTATACTGCAATCGATAGTAGTACTAGTAGGTACATGTTTATCTGATTCTGGTACGAATTGCTGAAGTTCTGCAGAAGGTGTAAGTAGTTTAGCTAATGCACCTGTAGTTGTTTGAGGTTCTAATGCAAACCCATACTGAGCAACCTCAGGTTCTGCACAACTAATTTTTGTAGGTGCTTTAGCTCTATTAAATGATGATGCATTTAATGCTATATTTTGTGATTTTGTATCACCAGAAATCTTCATCTGACCTCTACTAGAAGCTTTTGAGCGCTCTAAAAAGTGTGGTTGGATTATAACTCCTAAATCTGCATTTGCTCTAGCTGGTAGGTATTTTTTTAACATAGTAAATAGAGACATATCATATAATTTTAATTCATTTAGATATGCTGCTTTATTATTTTCTGTATTATACTTTTTCCAATATATATCGTTTAATCGTTGTAGATCGTTGTATGTATCATCATACGCTTGCTGTGCATCACCAATGTAGTCATCTAATTGCAGTCCACCAATATGATCAAATATGTCTTTATTAACCTGATCAGTTGGTGAGAAATAAATACCAAGTTTATTACTATCTAATGCATATTTATCTGATGCTGGTTTCTCAGCACGAGAAGTAGGACTTAAATTACGTAATAAACTGTTCTCTTCGCGGCGAATTTTATTACTAGTGTAGTTATTTGGTCCAAGCTCTGGAGTATCTATATAATATAACTCTTCTGAGTATCCGTATTGAGGTAAATTTGGATAATTATTAGCTGATCCTGAAATTGAAAATAATTTACTAGTATCCCAATATTTAGCATTGCTCCTTTGATCTGGATGTAAGCTAGCTATATTTATTGATGCAGATGGTGAATGTAACCCTCTACTACCTGACCAATGATTTACTTTGTCACTTAATTTTAATCTCAGTAATAAATCGCTATATGTAGTTAATCCGTTAGAGGATGCATATGTTTCTGGTGATAATGTATGTGATTCTAAAGCTTGCTTAGATAGTGGTCCTGCGTAATATCTAAGCTCTTGCATAGAGCCGTGAAATTGTTGACCAAATACTGGGTTTATAGATTCAGCAAAATTAACTGCATTACTAGAGGTAATAAACCCACCAAGGTACGCTTTTTTTGATCCTGTTAAGCTACCTGACCATGAATTATTTATAGATGATGACATAAAACCGCCATCAGCATAGCGAGAGCTACTACCCGTCACTATTAAACTACATGATATTGCTTGATCCAGTGTACCATGTTCTGCGCGCATAGCTACTAATTCATACTCAAAATTACTACCACTATGGTAGTTGCTATTAGCTTTTCTATTTAGCATTAATGTCCACCACCCATCACCAGACTCCTTACTATTACCTTTTTCAAAGATTTTAGCTTTTGCAGTATTAACTGAGTGATATCCTGCTCCTAATGAAGTAGCATTACCAGAGCTTGACATAACTAAACTAAAGTGACCATATTCTGTTAAACCTTCTGGTTGATTGTTAGTTTTTAAAGCACTAGAGAAGCTGCGATGTAATACTACACCCATATCATTATTAACTTGCCATAGTGATTGACTTACAGACACACCACTTGCGTTAGGTACAAACTTAGACTCAGGCCATAATCTAAACTCAACTGCATTAGGTGTAACAGCTTCTACTACGTCAACTCCACCTGAGCTATACCTTACTGGACTTATTGCGTTAACTGTTCCATGATGTGGTCCCCAGAATGTAGATACTGATTGACTGTTAAAGTTTAAGCAGTATTTAAAATTACGCTCTTCATATAATGAGGTTTGACCACTCTTTACACTAGAACCATATTCATTTATTGGTAATATATGTTCTGGAATACCATAGCAATTTATTAACCCTCTAGTACCAATTTTAGTTCCTTTAGTTTTTAATAAAAATGGTAGGTTATTTATTATACGTTTCCAGACCTCTGCTGTACGTTGTTTAGAAGACATCGTCTGAATAGAAGCAGTAGGATTATTTTGAACTCTAAATCCATCATCACCTTTCCCTAACTTGTATTGCCATAAATCTTGATTTGGATCACCATCTATTAACTCAATACCAAAAGATTTACCAATGTGGTAAACAATATCATCTGATAATCCTAACTTTCCTTAAAAGTTTGTATTATGATCTCGTTTAGACATATCAGTAAAGTACCGTGCGTATGACCACCATATATCATGTGCTTGACCAGTCATATCTAAAAATCTTAAATATGTCTCGTTATCGTCTTTACCTCCATCGTTAATAAACTCTGGGGTAGTTTTTCTTAACATATTTTGGTTTTGTTTATCAAAAGCACTAGCAGATGCTATTGCTTGTGTATACCATGTATTAGATGTTGAGTGAGTTACATGTAGTAGTTCATAGTTAGGACCAGGCATAAAAATACTATGCACTGCCCAATCAAATAATTGATCTACACTCCAATCATAGTAATCATCTGTCCATCTATCATTTTTGTAGGATCCTGAGTATTTAGGGAATGGAGTTATAGTTGATCTAGACCAATCATGTGACCCACCCTCACGAGAACCTGATTTAGTAATATACTTGCTGTTTGATCCGCTTTCAAAGTATAGCCATTTTTCAAAATCATCAAACTGATTTATTAACTCAACTTTTTGAGTAACCCAGCTTTTTTGATATTGTTTTGCATATTTAGAACCATGTGATCCTGTATACTCATATATGTATATATCAGAAGTTGAATATTCACTGTAATCGAATTCACGAGCTTTACTATCAAAAAGATTAATCTTATTAAGTTTCTGTTTAAAGTTTACTAATCGCTGTTCTGCAGAACTAAAGTGAACATAATTTTCAAATACCGAATAATCAATATTTAATTTCATACCATCTAAGCTTGAGCTAAAGGAGTTTTTTAGTTCTGATTTTATATCACTATCTATACCGAGTAATTGATTGTAGCTTTTATACTCACCCTGAACTTGAGCTGTTGTATTCAGACTTAAATCAAAGTTTGGTCCTGCTATACTGTTTCCTATTAATTCTAGAGGTTGATCTAATATAACTTTATTACTGACAGGTTGAGTTGCTTCAGCTAGTAACCAACATTTAGTATCAGCTACTATATCAGCTGGTATTGGTTGATAAGTTTTTAATAATATTGTATGTGGGTTATCTGGATCAAATGGAAATACATCATCTACTAACCACGCGACTGCTTGATCAATACGATTATAACCAAAATTGATATGTATGTTTGTCCATAGGGGATTATTTGGTATAGCAGCTAGGTTGTTATAAGGACCAGTAACTCCAGAGGTTGATTTTAATTGCTGAAATCTACTATAAAAAGCTTCTAGCTCCGGGCTTGCATTAGCTTCACTATCTTCAAATATAGTTGGTAGTAACCTTACCTCTTTTCTATCTTTACTTATGGAATGTACTTTAAATTTAGGTCCTACAGGTCCTCCAACTGCATCTCTATGAAAATTATATATTACTGTATATGCACCATTTGTTAGATTTAAAGCTTCTAAATCTTCTTTAATCTGTAGGTTAATTTGAGGCATACCCTCAGAATCAGTATCAATAGTCCAGTTTTCAGCTTTATGATTTGAAAAAAGTCGTTCTATATTTGGGTCATATATATGATATTCAACTCTATCGTGTGGACTTTTTCCAAATAGAGGTGACATCATATAGCCACCAACGTTACCACCTAATGCGTCTAGATCAGTATCATTAAAATATTGAGCTGAAACTTGGGTAGTCGCATTTGATATATCGATTAAATTTGAATACTGTGTTGGCATTATAATTTCCCTACTAATTCATTAAAAGTTGTATCTATAGCTTTTCGAAAATCTTCCTTTATAAAAGCTTGACTTCGTAAACTTGTTTTTAGTATTGGTGAATCTTGTGTAATTAAAATAACACCTGATGTGTTTCGTATAATATCAGTATTATTAGGTTGATTTCTAATAACAATATCTTCATCTGTACCGAGAGGTGTATCAGACGCTAACGGTCCTAAGACTCGCCTGCTCTCTTTTTTAGCAAATACAGTAGGATCCTCAATCGTTAATATTAAATCACTCTCTACATCTTCTGAGAACGGTCTAACTATTGGATTAGGGCTATTAGGATTTACTAACTCTCTAGTTGCATTTAATTTTATTGTATTACCTTTTGGCATTTTAATTTTACCTTGAGATTCTACTAGCTCTCTAGGAACTTCAAATATCACCTGACCATGTGAGTCTAAAAACTTTGACATTAAAGGTATTGGTGGTAGTTTAGGTGTATATGTACAACTACCATCATCTTCAGTAGCATCAGCATCATAATTTAACGCAGTTGGATCTATACAACCTTTTACTGGGTCAGGGGCTTCATATTTACACAGACTTGCATCATTAATTGTAGCTTCGGGATCGTAATTTAGTGCGTCTGGATCCATGCATCCCATTTTAACTTTAAAAAGTTCTTGAGCTTTTACTG